AATTGTATATTAGAAGATGTCTTTAATCTTAAATGTATTAAGACACTTGTAGACATTATGCCTGATGAAGAACTAACAGTTAAATACCATTTATATACTCCTAAAATGAAAGAAATACTATGACGGAAGATATATCAGCTATCAGAGAACAAGCCCTAGAAAGAGCAGGAAACGCCTGTGAGTGGGCAAATTGTGGCAGTAATAAATGGTTAGAGCTAGCACACATAAAAGATATTGGTATGGGTGGTAACCCTACAAGAAAGTTTGACATAGAAAATGTAGCTATGTTGTGTAAATGGCACCATGACATATACGATGGTCGCCAATCTATGGGTACTAAAGTAGCTTATCGTGAGTTATTACGTGGATATCTAGACAGATATAGTGATGTTAACGAGTGACTACCACTTAACTTTGTCTGCCCAATACGCAGCAGACATCTTTCCCTTTTTAATGTTCTTTGCATGACGTGCTTTAAAAGATTTACGTCTTGCTTTTGATTTAGCGTCAGTCTTTTTACCTGCACCAGATACACCTTGTTGTCCAAATCTAATCAACTTAACCTTGTCACCTTGTTTAGCTAATACTGCATGTGACTTACTAGCTTTAGGTGTACGCTTTGGTTTATTGTATCCCGAAAACTTTTCGCCTCTATACTCAATCATTTTTTAATTTTCTTAACTTTTCCGTTAACAGTTCTAGCAAACTTGTGCGTTTTAGTTTCACGTATAAGGGTACCGTAATGACGTTTACCACCCCACATCCAACTTACCTTAGCCATTAGTATCTCTTAGTTTTTTTCTTAACTTTATAAGATTTTTTCTTACCGGTTTTTTTATTAACTGGCATACTATTCTCCGTATCTCTTACTTACTTGATTTAGCGAAGCTTGATATGCTTTACGGTATTCATTATTAGCTTCTGCTCGTCTCTGGAAAAATGTACTACGCTTTGCATATGCTTTAGCTTTCCTTAGTACTTCTGGTCTAGCACTACCTTGATTAAGTAGTTGTTTAGACGCTTTCCTAAATTCACTAGCTAATGCTAACTCTTTCACAATAGAACTTTGCAACTGTTTTTCTAGTTGCTTATTCTTTTCAGGGTCACCGTAACTGTAGTTTTTTTTCTTAGCCATTACTTACTAACTTTAGGTTTAGGACCAATTTGTTTTTTAGCAAACTCTTTAACTACTACAAGTGCAGCAGCACCACCGGATAAGGCAGCGAGTTGTACAGCATCTGCGTCTACACCAACTAATGGTGCAACTGTAAGTGCTGATATAAATGCTTCAACAAAAGTCCAAACTGTTTTGCTTAGAACGTCTTTGTATTCTTTGCTCAATTTATAACTCCATGCTTCGTTCCAAGGTGTCCACCTAACATCTTTCTTAAACGTCCCATCTTGGTTTCTTTTCCTACTATTTCTTGCAAACATTATCTATTATATTTGTAAGTCTTATTAATATTTGTTCCGTAAAGTTTCATTTTTGATTTCTTTTTTTTAGGTAAAGAACTTGCGTATTTATTTACATCGTATATGTCTTTAGCTATAAGAACTTGTCCTACGACTGGTACTAATCTTGTTGCACCTTTAGTAGCTACTTTAGCACCTAACATTACTGCTCTTTTAGCAGCAGGAGATAATCTTTTAGAAGCTTTACTTAAATTAATAGGACTACTAGCTCCATATTTATAGCCCCCTATTTGTCCTTTAGCAGGTTGAGGTGTTTTAATTTTTTGTCTACTAACAGGTTGCTGACTTGGAGATGGGTTAGTTTTATATTGACTAGGTTCCGGTTGACCAATACCTATCCCTGCTTTTCTTTGTGCTGCACGTAAAGCTTTAGCTCGTTTTTGTGAAATTTCACCAACACCTACAGGATTTTTAGACAAACCTTTTTGTTTAGTTTTAGGTACAAAAGTTGTATTAGTAGGTATACCTGCTTCAGCTGCACGTCTTTGTGCTGCTGTCATAGGTTTACCACGTTTAATACTTTTATCAAACTTTACCTCAACACCTTTTTTAGCATAATCTTTTTTAAACATGCGTGGTCTATTAACCATATGTTTTTTTGCTAAATCTTTTTTAAGGTCTGTATATATATACTCATTCATTTGAGCAACTTTAGGTTTGTTTGATACTTTATATTTTTTCTTAGCCATTATCTAATTATCCTACCATTTAGCATAGCATTTGTCTTTATAACATTGCCATTTATTTCTTGTAATTTCTCATACATGTCATCTATATTGATAGAAGTATTGTTTACATTATCTGACAAGTTGATTTTACTATATTCTATAGTAACTGGTTTACCTTGTAATAACTCTGCAGATACTTTAGCGTACAATTTTTTGTAAGCTTTGACACTAGAACCTACCATACCATTAAAACTTACATCTAAGTCTTGTTGAGTGTCACCAACAATTAAACAACCTGATGTATGTTCATCTGTATTGCCTGTATGTATAAGAATATATTCAAAGCCGGGTACGTTTTGTAACCATAACATTCCATAATGCGCATTTTTATAACGTTCAGAATATTTTGCATGGAAGCCACCTACTTTACGAAACTTTATAGAGTATTTTCCTTCAGGTATACAAGTCTCGTGCATAACTTTAACATCTTGATACTGGTCTTCTAGTGTATAACACTCAAAAATACCATCTATGTATAACAAACCATTAGTTGCGTCTTTACCAAACTGCGTCCTAATAACTTGTAACTTCATTTACTTGCCGCCACAACAGCCGCCACCACAACATTCCATGTTAATCTCCTTGTCTAAAACTAATTGTTAACAACCATATAAGAAGTGTAATCAATGTAGCTAATCCTGTAATTTGTTGTGCAGAACCAGTAAGTGTTAATGTAGCAATAACTAACCCAACCAAAGTCCAACTAAGGTTTAATGTTTCTTTTATTATAGATACAAACCAGTTACCTAGTTTTTTAAACATTGCCTCTCCTAAATATGAAAGCTGCCATAGTAGCTATTCTAGTCAAAATTACAGGGACTACAACTTCTTGAGCTTTTTCCTTTTGGTCATTAGTCATGTCATTACCTATGTCACTAAAGTTTATTTCTTGTATGTCAATATCTATAAAGGTTTGTATTGGATTGTCTATAAAAGTTTCAAACTGTACTTCAGTTACAACATCAGCTAATGTATAGTTTTCTACGTCTGCATTTTCTACAGCACGTTCAACATATTCCTTTACAGCTTCTGCTATAACTTCATCATCTTTAACAGATTCAGCAATAATAGCTACATCATCTGCTTCTACCTGTAATACTTCAGCGACAACTTCTATCTGTTCTTCAGTAAGCTCTGCAACATCTGCTATAGCTTCCTCAACAACCTCTTGTATAACTGTCTGTGTTTCCTCTGTGACTGAAGATAAATTCTGTACACCTATATCATTAACTTGTTCTAGTATTTCAACAACTTCTTCAACAGTAGCTTTTTCAATAACAATATCTTTTACAATTTCTACAACTTCAGCTACTTCTACAGCAACTTCTTCTTCTGTGAGGACTATATCTTCTCTCTCTGGTTTAATCTCCACAGGAGGTAACGTTGTGTCGGGAGTATCTTCTTCCAAAACTTCAGGTATATCTTCTTTAATAAGCTCATCTACGACTTCAACCAATACTGGTATTTCAACCACGATTTCGGGTGCAATATCTTCCAAATCAAATTCAATAACTTCAAATTCAATAGGCGGTTCTTTAAACTCCACCACTTCATCTTCAACTGTTTCCTCTTTAGGTGGGTCAAGTACAACAACATCATCCTCAGGAATGATGACATCCACATCTTTTTTATCCTCAACAATATCTTCTTTAATAACAACATCTTCTTCTATAATATCATCTTTAATATCTTCTTCAATAGGTTCAGGTATATCACAATCACCACGCTCTATCTGTGCGTTAGTCATAAAGCAACCATATTCTTTTTCATTATCTATACGCTCTTGGTCACGCTCTATAGTCCCATCATTAA